TCGAGCGAATTAGGCAAGGGCCCGACGGCCGCGGATGCCATCTCGAGACCGCGAAGCGACGCTGCGCAGAAACTAGGCAGCCCGGTTGCCTAGTTTCTAGGCAGCACCCCCAATAGGGAGGGTATCCTCCCGCGGTTTCCCAAGATCGACCGCACGCCTCCCACCGAGCGCTCGTGCGCGCCTTTGGCCTTTTTTCTACAAGTCAAGGGCTTTTTGGGCTTTACCAGTAGAGATCCTCGCCAACGCTAGTGAGGTGCCTGATCGTGTGTCAGTACGCTGGAACTGCCCATTTTCTATACTGAAACCATGGTCAGAGGCGTCGCACCAAAGCCGAAACACGTTCTTGAGGCCCGCGGTTCGCGCCGAGCCAAGGATCGCGAGGAGATCGGCAAGCTTGTCAAGGAGGCCCCGGATCCACCCGAGTGGCTGAAGCCTGCTGCCGCCGAGATGTTCCGTCGAGTGTGCGGGTTCTGCATCGATTTCGGCACTCTGGCTGAGACCGACACGGAGGTGATCACTCGTTACGCGATCACCTGGGAGCGATGGCAGGAAGCAGAGCGTGCGCTGGCTGCCGGCGCGGCCGCGTGGATTGAGGTTACCGACAAGCACGGCAACTTCAGGTTCTCGCGACCGTCGAAGTGGATGTCACAGGCCAGCCAGTGCCACGAGCAGCTCCGGCAGTTCGAAACTGTCCTCGGCTTGAGCCCGGCCGACCGCACCAGGCTCGGATTCGGCGCCCGTCCCGTCGACAAAGAGGACGAGGGCGAGGCTTTCTTCAGTCAGCAGGGCTCGAGTGACTGATCGTCGCCACTGGTTGCTCGAAGGTCTCGACCGCAACGAGGTCCTGAACGCCTCGATCTGCAAATTTGCACGTCTTGTCCGGCATACAGAAGCACCGTTTACTGGTCAAAAATTCGTCCCTGAGCCTTGGCAAGATGCCTATTTTTATAGGCTTTTTGAGACGAAGCGACCTGACGGCCTCCGTCAGTACGAGCGATCGTTCCTGGCGCTGCCTCGTAAGAACGGAAAGACCGCCATGTGCGCGGTCATCGGAGGCCACGAAGGCTTCTGCGGACCCCGTGGCGGACAGATTCTGATCGCTGCTGGTGACAAACAGCAGGCCAGCCTGTTGTTTCAGGCCTGCACCCGGTTCATTCGCAGCTGCCCAGCACTCGAAAAGCGAGCGAAGATCTACCGCAACTCGATCGTGATCCCGAGTCGCGAGACCTCGATCATGTTCCTTTCCGCCGAGCACAAGACCAAACACGGGTTGAACCCAAGTTTGGTGATTATCGACGAGTACCATGTACAAAAGAACAGGGACCTCGCGAATGTGCTCGAGACGGGCATGGGCGCGCGCGAGGAGCCCATGGTCATTTACATCACGACCGCTGGCATGGACCGCATCGGCCCGTGTTACGACGAGTGGCAGCGAGCCCTCAAGGTGCAGAACGGTATTCTTGAGGACCCCACCCTGCTGCCGATGATTTTTGCGGCAGATCCTGACGCAGACCCTTTTTCCGAGGAGACCTGGAAGGCCGCGAACCCGAACTACGGCGTCACGGTGCAGAAGAAGTTCCTCGAGTCGAAGGCCGTCCTCGCGAGAGAGAGCGTCCACGAGGAGATTACGTTCAGGACCCTGTACCTCAACCAGTGGTGCAGCAACGGCGAGTCAAAGTTCTTCCGCATCGGGCAGTTTGAGGCCTGCTCAGAGCCGATCCGGCCAGCGGACGGCCGCCCCTGTTACATCGGTCTCGACTTGTCGAGCACCCAGGACACGATCGGCTTCGCAGCGGTGTGGCCTGGCCTCGACGATGACGGCGTGCCGGATGGCACGTACGACGCGTTCGCGCACATCTTCATCCCTGAGAAGAACATCGACCGCGCCGAGGCGCCCTACCGCCAATGGCAGAAGGACGGTTTTTGTACAATCACTGAAGGTGACATCGCAGATTACGACGTCGTTCGCGACTACGTGATCGATTTTTGCGAGCGTCACTTCGTTCGAATGGTGGCGATCGATAGGTGGAATGCGACCCACGTTATCACGCAGCTCACGAATGAGGGCATCACCGTGAAGCCCTTTGGGCAGGGCTTTGCGTCGATGTCGGGGCCCACGAAACTTCTCGAATCGCTCGTGATTTCGCAGAGATTGCGTCATGGCGGCTGCCCGCCGCTGGTCTACCACGCCGAGAACCTCCAGGTGAAGCAGGACGACGCGGGCAACATGAAGCCGACCAAGAAGAACGCCAGCCCGCACAACCGAAACGACTCCGCGGTCGCCCTGATCATGGCCCTCGGGGCCGCGTCGGGCGAGGCTCCACCCCCTGACGACGACCCAATTCCGGTGGTTCTTGGATGACAGACGACGAAATTGCAGTGCCGCAGGCCCTCGAACTGAGGTACGGCGTCGACGAACTGATCAAGCAGATCAAGGAGAATCGCAAGACGAGCTCCGGGATCGTCATCGACCCCGAGACGAGCCTGCGTTGCATCGGCATCTTGGCGTGCGTCAGGGTGCTCTCCGAGGGCGTTGCGGCCCCTGATTTCGCCCTTTACGAGTGGCTTTCGGACGGCGGACGGCGGGAAGCGGAGGAGCATCCGCTCTACGACGTGCTCGTTCACTCCCCAAACAGCTGGATGACCAGCTTTGAGTGGCGTGAGTGGATGCAGAGCCAGGTTCTGCTCTGGGGCAACGGCTACAGCCGCATCGTTTCGGGCAAGAAGGGCGCGGTCACCGAACTGCTCCCGCTCCACGCGAGCCGGATGACGCCGACTCGCAGCAAGAGCGGCATGCTGGTCTACGAATACCGGCACCCCGAGGACGACAACACCGCGCGCCCCCCCGAGGAGATCCCGCAGAACGAGGTTTTTCACCTCCGATGGCTCTCGAGCGACGGCGTGACGGGCTACGTCCCATCGGGGCTCTCTGGCGACGCGATCGGGCTCGCTCGCGCGACGGAGATCTACTCGTCGTCCTTCTTCGCCAACGGCGCGAGGGCCGGCACGTACATCGAAGCGACGCAGCCGCAGAAGCAGGAGGCCATGGATCGCTTCGTGAACGTGTGGAACAGCGTCCACGGAGGCGCCGAGAACGCGTTCAAGACGGTTTTGATGCCCTACGGCTTCACGAAGAAGGGCGATCCGGTCAACAACGAGCAGTCGCAGCTCATTGAGATGCGCAGGTTCCAGTTGGAGGAGTGCGCGCGGATGTATCGCGTGCCACTGCACATGCTCGGGGCCCTTGAGAACGTCCGTCAGTCGACGGCAGAGCAGGGCGGCATCGAATACCTGTCGCACAGCCTTTTCCCGTGGTTCCAGCGGTGGAAGGCCGCCATTCGTCGCGACCTGATCACCGAGAAGAACAAGTATTTTGTCGATTTCGACACCGAAGTCTTCATGATGGGCGACTACGAGGCCCGCTCTGCGTACTTCCGCGAGGGCTTCAACATGGGCGCGCTCGACGTCGACGAGGTGCGTGCCGCCGGTTACAAGCTCAACCCGCTCCCGGGCGGCCTCGGCAAGCGGCGATTCGTCCAGGTGAACATGCAGCGGCTTGAGGCGTTCAGCGACGAGGCCCCCACGGACCCCGCCGGCAGCACGCAGGACGCCCCGCAGAATCAGCCGCGTGACAACGCGGCCGAAGCGCTCTTCCGCACGACGCTTCGCAAGCTCGCGGCCACGGAGATCCGCGGCGTCATCGAGCGAAGGAACAAGGCGACGAAGATCGAGTCGTGGTTGGCATCGCATCAGGAGCGAATGAAGGCCGAGCTCGAGCCTGCTGCTGAGGCAACGGGCCGCGACGTCGAAGCGTTCGTGGTAAATTGGATGAACGAGAGTCGAGCGCTGCTGCTCGACTGCCTGCGGGCAGGGAAGCCCTATGAGGAGGTTGTGGAGTCATGGCAGGAGCGTGCCAACTTGAGCGACGGATGATCTCTGAGGCCCCAGGCCTCGAGGTTCGCAGCGCGGAGAACGGGAAGACGGTCATCAGCGGCTACGCCGCCGTCTACAACTCCGACTCGAAGCTCCTCTACAACCCGGACCCGAAGCGGAAAGGTTACTTCGTCGAGCGGATCCTGCCCGGCGCCTTCGACAAGGTGCTCCGGTCTAACCCGGATGCGTTCGGGAAGTACAACCACACTCGCGTGCTTGGCCGGACCACGTCTGGCACGATGCTTCTGAGCCTCGACGAGCGAGGCCTGCGGTACACGATCTACCCGAAAAGCACCGACGCGGACGTCGTCGAGGGGGTCCAGAGGGGCGACGTGCGCGGCTCAAGCTTCGCCTTCCGCACACCCGAGGACGGCTCTGGCGAGCGATGGGGGTGGCTGCCGGATGGCACCAGGCTCCGCGAGGTCATTGACGTCGAGGTCCTGGGGGACGCTGGCCCCGTCGACAACCCCGCTTACGACGGGACGAGCTCGTACGTGAGCAAGAGGTCGATGGAACTTGCCGCGGAGGAGCCGCCGGCCGAACCCGGCCAGGAATCCGGCCAAGCAGATTCGACTGATTCTGCCCCCGAAGGTGACAAAAACACCGACGGCGAGGCAGATTCGCAGGTAAATCAGTCGGAATCGACGGCCGATGAACCGGCCAGAGATCCGGCCAAAGAAGAAGGCGAACCGAAGCCCGAACGAAGCGCTGATGCAGTGCTCATCGACGAGTGCATCGCCAAGTCGGCCGCCCTCAAGTCAAAAAATCTTTCCGCACAGTTGCACGCGCTGTAGCGCGGTTGCTATTGTGAGATTTGTAGTACATGGCTCGTCACGGAAGTGATGAGTGACAGCACAAGTGGTGCGAGGATTCGCATCGCGGTGGGCTGCGGAAGTTTTATTCCGCCGACCGCCGCCTCTTGTGCGTTTCCGGTCGGCTCAAACAGGAGCAGGGCCGGAAAATGTCACGACTCAAGGTTCTTCAGGATCGCGCAGCCGCCATCTCGTCCAAGATGGACGAACTCGTCGCTCTCGCCGAGCGTTCCGAGGATCAGACCGCAGAGCTTCGCAAGCTCTCCGACGAAGCCACGCAGGTCGAGAAGGACCTCGCGTTCGAGCAGGACCTCGTGAAGCGTGCTGCTTCGCTCAACAAGGTCGTCGAGCCTTCGAAGCCTGCCGGCCCCGCGGCCGACCAGCCCCCTCCGAAGGTCGAGATTCGGGCCATCAGCCACGTCGACCACCGGTCTCTCCGTGCGTTCAACACCTCCAAGGATGACGTCACGACCGCCTACCGATGCGGTCGCTGGCTCGTCGCCGAGGTGTTTGGTCGCCCTGACGACATCCGGTGGTGCAAGGAGAACGGCCTCGAGGTGCGTGCTCTCGCCGGCGGTGTCAACTCCGCTGGTGGTGCCCTCGTTCCCGACGAGTTCTCGGCCCGCGTGATCCGCCTCGTCGAGACCTACGGCACCTTCCCTGGTGCGGCCGAGAACGTGACCATGGGTCGCGACACCCTCGTCGTGCCAAAGCGGCTGACCGGGACCACGGCCTACTTCGTGGGTGAGGGTCAGACGATCACGGAGAGCGAGCCGACCTGGACCAACGTCATGCTGGTCGCCAAGAAGCTTGCGGTCTCGTGCCGCATGAGCTCCGAGGTGACCGAGGACGCTGTCGTGTCGATCGCCGACGCTGTGGCAGCTGAGTTTGCCACGAGCCTGGCCTACAAGATCGACGAATGCGGCTGGAATGGTAACGCCGACACCGGCGGGACCTACGGCGGCATCCACGGCATCGTGCCAAAGATCGACAGCGGCAGCCACACCGCCTCGGTGGTGACGGCGGCCTCTGGCAATACGGCGTTCAGCAACCTCGACTACGAGGACTTCCTCGCCGTCGTGGGCAAGCTTCCGCTTTACGCGCGTCAGGGTGCCGCATGGTACATCAGCCCCGTCGGCAAGAGCCTCGCCATCGACCGCCTGAAGCTCGCTCAGGGCGGCTCGGACGCGTCGGACATGGGCGCCGGCGTGGACGGGATGTTCCTCGGCTATCCGGTCAAGCTCGTGCATGTGATGAACAGCACGGTCGAGGCCGACGCATCCAAGGTCAAGGTCCTGTTCGGCAACCTCGCACTGTCGAGCATCTACGCCAAGCGGCGTGACTTCTCGGTGCGGATGTTCGATCAGGTCTACGCGACCACGGATCAGCTGCTCCTCCAGGGCAGCATGCGGTTCGACATCAACCATCACAGCCTCGGGGACACTTCGACCCCAGGCCCAGTGATCGCTCTCAAGACCCCAGGCTCGTGATAAAGGAGTGATGACGGAATGAATCAGGTCCAACTTCAGAAGTATCTGGCGACTGTGCCCACGGCGGCTGTCGGTTCGACGGCCACCAGCACTCTCACGATCGAC